CCTGAATGCGCTCTTCACGGCTTTTCACTTTCCGCCCGATGTGCTGGGCAACAAACGTCTGACCCTGCAAGTCCTCAAGTTCAACCTTTGACAGTGCCCGCCATGACCTTTGACCTGCAATCACTCGATTGCTAACCAGCCAGGACTTGATATCTGCATCACTTGCAGTACTGAAGTCAATTTTCACCCGCAGCTGCACCTTATCCTTAGCATCATTAGTGATGTTAAAAGAATGTTCAACGATTCCAATAGCCTTGCCTATGATATTTTCCATGATAGTTCTCCCTATAATCCTTTATTTTGATTGATAGTAAAAGTTCTACCATAGAACCCACGTTACGCTAGGTCCACCCCCTTCGGCATGTCCCTACAAATTGTCAAAGAACGCTGTGGCCATGACTCCGACCACAATTTCATAGTATCAAATCCACCACATTTGTCAACAACTTTCGTAACCCATTAATATCATTACACATTTTAGCGCACAAAAACTCGATGGGGAGATCGTAGCTCGAAGTGCGCCGGGTTACTCCCTCTACATTTTGGCTGGAGATTTATTAATCGTACGGAATTGTACGGTTACGGAAGCGGATATTGTATCAGTGGTTGTCATAGTGGAGCACGACGGTTGTGCCGGGTTCATCTGCCACGTAAGTGTGTACAGACTTCATCAATCATCAATCATCAATCAGAAGAATATCTCTACGATCGCATTTAGCGTGTGCTGACTTTGGAAAACCGTAAGGTTTTCTTAATGGTGGTAAGAGGGTTAAATAATTTAATGGACTTAATCGTAATAGTAGTAATGGTAGTTAGGGCCGTGTTACGCTGACGCGGCCGCTCATTTCCAAAGACTAACTCGGCACTGAAGGCTGCCGCGTAAGTGTATCTGCATTCATCAATCAGGAAATTATAGTTCTCACTATTACGTAAGTGTATCTGACTAAGGAATCACCTCAGTTGACGTGATCTTACTAATGATCGTAGTTAGTTAAATTATTTAACTAAGTAATTGTAATAGTGATAGTTATATAAGTGATGCACCTGTTACGCTAGCGCGGCAGACGGATTCGGCACTACGTTACACTCCTCCTATCTCCAATCACACCAAATATTACGTTGACATCTACCCTTAAAAATGTTAGACTACTAATAATGAAAGGAGGTATTCAATGGCTGATATAGATACCAGCTTATACGGTTTCCAGATGACCAGTAAAGATCGCAGGCGTAAGCCTCAGCGTAAGTACGAAGACATAAAGATGCTCTGGCAACGGCAGCATGAGATGCTTGGACTTTATCTAAGTGGAATGTCACAGAAGGAAGTGGCCGATCGCTTAGGCGTTACTCCTTACTCTGTCTCCATGGCTGTTAACTCTGAACTCGGCCAGAAGAAAATCGCCGAAATGCGTGAGAAGCGTGATGAAGGCTACGTAGACGTCTCTAAAAAGATCGCTGAGCTCTCCGAAAAAGCCCTTGCCGTTTACGAAGAAATCTTCGACTCTGACACAGTCTCCTATAACTTAAAAAAGTCTACTTCCGATACTGTCTTAATGGACCTCGGAGGCCATCGTGCTCCGACTAAAATAGACTCCCGCTCAGTTAGCGTAAACACTTCAATGGAGGAACTTGAGGAGTTCAAACAAGCCGGTCTACGCGCTGCTAAGGAATCCGGCTTCTTAATAGATCTCCCTGAAGGAGAAACCATAGATGCCAACTAACCCCTCATACGGAGACCAGCGTCGCTCTTTCACTCATGCTCTTGGCAAGCTAATAACCTTTGCTTACTCCATCGGTTACGAACTAGCCATCCATGATGTGAATGCTAGAGATGGCCATAAAGAAGGCTCCTTCCATTACAAGGCCCTAGCGGCAGACATTAACCTTTACAAAGATAAAAAATGGCTAGACAAAACTTCCGACCACCTAATCCTCGGTCTCTACTGGGAACACTTAGGTGGCTCCTGGGGCGGTCGTTGGAATGACGGCAATCACTACTCATGGGGTGAATAGTTAATTAAATAATTTAACTCTCTGGAGGATCAAATGCTTGAAAATATCTACAAAACTAAGACTTTCTGGACTGGCGTGGCAGCTGTAGTAACTGCCTTAGGCGGATACTTCACTGGATCTATGGATCCTAACTCTGCTATTCAGACTGGTTTAACAGGGCTCATTGGCATCTTCCTTCGCCATGGGATGGCAAAGTAGATGCTTCTATCTATAATTATCTCCAACCGTAATGATACAACTATGCTAAGCGTAACCATCCGCTCATGCATCGAAGCTCTACGTCCTCTTGGTCTTCACCGTTGTGAGATAATTATAGCAGACAACTCCGACCCTATTCCTCACTCTCACCTACCCTCAATAATCCCTGCTAAGTATATAGAACAAGGCCTTATAAAGTTCTTCTTCCAACCTTTTCCATGCCTCTTCTCAGCTCGTGAATTAGCCATAGAACATGCCTCAGGCCTTTACATCCTATGCCTAGACTCCCACATGCTCTGCGGACATAACATGGTTTATGACTTAGTATCCTTTATGGAAAGTCGGATAACTGATCAAGCTGTTGGCTTCGCTCATGCCCCAATCAACTGGGCACATCAGCATGAATCGGCCGCTAAACACGACCGTGATATGTCAGTCAATGAACTGGGCAACTGGAACACTCAATACAACCACGTCCGTCCTATTACCTGGAAAGGCATGCCTTGGATCTGTCGTAGAGACTTCTGGCACTCCATTAAAGGCTACGGCTCCCTCGCTAAACACCATATCTCATGGGGTGGAGGAGACATGCATATAGGTATAAAACCATGGCTTCTCGGATATAAGAACTACGCAGTACCAACCTCTCCAGGTATCCACATAGGCCCATTCCCTAAAATAGACACCAAAGGCAATCCTAACACCACTTCAGTCGGCCCTGACAAATACCGTCTATACTCCAAGTCAGGTAAAACTTCTCAATGCTTAGGCTTCCTTGTATCCTGCTACGTACTCGGCGGTGAGCCTATGATGGAGCGTAACGCATCTGCAATCAAGGAACGATTCGGTCGCTACCTTAACATAAAGAAGGAATGGCCCACTGCAATATCACTCGGGCAAGAAGAACGTGACTGGCTTCTAGCTAACCAAAAGATATCTTTCAACCAGCTAATTAAACAAAAGCCTTGGGAATAATGTACTTAATAACTGGGCATAAAGGCTTTATCGGTCGTAACTTAGTAACCTACATGGACAGTAAGTCCATCCCCTATACCTTTACCAACTGGAAAGAAGCAGACACTGTAATCCATTTATCAGCTGCTACTAACGTACGTAAGTCAATCACCAATCCTACAGAAAACTTCGATAAAAATTCTATAGGCACCTTTAACTTACTTAAGAAATCTTTAGACCATCACATTAAAAGATTCATCTTCACTTCCTCAATGGGCGTAACTCTCCCTCAGTCTCCTTACCTTGCCTCCAAAGTGGCTGGAGAAGCATACTGTAAGGCCTTTAGTCACTCTTACAACCTTAAAACTTATGTCTTCCGTCTCTCAAACGTCTACGGACCTTGCTCTGAATACAAAGACTCAGTCATAGCAAAGTTTATAAAGGCTACTATTAACAAAGAAACCTTTGAAATCTACGGAGACGGCACTCAGACTCGTGACTTTGTGTATGTAGAAGATTTATTGCCTGAAATCTTGAGTCCAAAACTCCCTCTTAATCCACTCTGCTCCGGAATCACTACTTCAATCAATAGTCTCTTAAATAATTTAATCCTCTTATCAAAGGAATTCTTCAATTACGTACCTAAAATCTCTCATATAAACCAGCAAAGTGGTGAAATAACTACAGTCAATCCAACTAAAGGAATCTTCAACGCAACTAACTTAGAAACCGGACTGAGGAAAACCTATCAATGGTACGCAGAGTCTCAATAAACCTAACCTACCAATACTCAAGTGAGCGAGAGCCACTCTTCTACGCTTGTTTGTCTAACCTAATAAAACTATTAGGTAATAGCGTAGAAATCTGCGTCCATGAAGTCGGCCCTGAACGCCACCTAGACCTACCATCAAAGATAAAATACCTCTACACCTACTACTCAGGCGTCTACCACCGAGCTTGGGCACTTAATCGTTGTGTTAAGAAACTCTCTACCTGTAAGTACCTAGTCCTAATGGACTCTGACTTAATCATCTCTCCCTCATGGGCAAAGGAGGTTCTAACATCTACCACTCAATCTATCGCTTGGGACCAGTTAAAACTTCTTACCAAAAAAGGTACACAAAAATACTTAGAAATGTCCTATATAGACCACTCAGAAATCTCTCAAACCAAGTACCCAGCAATGGGCGGCGCTGCAGGCGGTGCTATGTTCATCTCCCGAGACCTGTTTTTCAAAATAGGTGGGATACCAGAAGATTTCTACGGCTCCTGGGGTGGAGAAGACAATGCGTTCTGGGCTAAGCTCGCTCACACAGGGCATAAGTTAGGAAAGTTCACTAGTACTATCTACCACCTCTATC